CTCCGCCAACAAGCCCCGGGAAACCAAGCTGCTCGTACGTGATAACCATCGCGCCTCGACTTCTCTGAACCAGGTCGCCACTTCGTAATAGGAAATGTGACGGATCAACGCGGTTGGTACCGTGTTTTTTCACTCACTTTTCTTTACAAAGCGGACGGCCTCGAACAGCGAACCGAGGGGAGCTCCGGTTACCTCCTCCCCAAAGTGAATCCATCTCTTAGCAAATTCATACGTATCATTCGACACGTGTGTCTTTGTTTCAGAGACTTTCACTCCTAACACATCAAGAAGCGTCATGTACTCTTTAGCGACGTGTTCGTCTGTTAAAACGATATCGTCACCAAGGAGGACATACTTATCCCAAGTTATGGGATAACCGGCGCGTTTGGCACACAGCCGAACGATCGCATGATGTGATATTGCGAATGTAGTCCAAGAGCTATAGGCACCCATTGGTTGGCCGGCTCCGTAGCGTACGGAACCAGCGCCTTTGGGGAGCTTATATTCTCGGTTACACAGCAAATCATACCATGCAGCCGCGTACTCAGGTGAAATTAGGGCCGCTAAGATCGCTCTCTGTAGGGTTACAGGGAGACGGTCCGTTGCGGAACTCAAATCACAAGAGTAGTATGGCCCTTGACGTGGTAGTTTGGTTCGGAAGCTACCTTGGTCAAAGGTACAGTCAGGTTTAAGGCTCCGCAAAAGCGCAAACTGCGCCTTATGCAAAGGCTCAAAACATGTCTGTGTCCAATAATCAAGGATAGCAACGATTCGGCATTTGGCTTCCTTGTCCTTGATGTAACTCAACCGACTGATTATCCCTTTCGGGGTGATCTTAAGTTGGGTACACCAAGCAAGGGGGCTGACTTGTCGAACGAGGTCAATCGCTTGGATTAACTTCTCCCCCCCACAGAGCTTCAGGTTAACAATCTGACTCTCTGTAAGAAGGGAAGCATCCTCGATTGATCCGACCAATGCTTGCGCATTTGGACCAGATTTGGTCGACACGTGTGGGCGCTCCCATAAGGGAACGTCCAGCTTCCAACCCAGGTCCCTCACAATAGCTGTTAGCTCCTCTTCCAAACAGGAAGGATATGGAGCCGCAGGTAAAGTGATGGGATCCAGGTCGGGTGCCTTCGATCCTTCTATGAGACGAACTAACCCTAAACAGGTCAGCGCGTAACGTAGATTGGAGCGAGCACGCGTCCGGAACAACTCAACTAGAGGGAACGCCGCAGCGTGCGGTAGTCCATCTTGGTCAAGTTGAACCCCAAATCCAGGCGACTCTTTAAGTGGCTGACCACACATGTACCGCGTACACGCAAGCCGGATCGATTTGATCCAGCCCACAGTGTCCACGGGACCACGTGTGTCTGCCCGCTTAAGGATAAGCCTAGTCCATTGATCAAGTAACCCCTTGTCTACGTTAACACTTAAGTATGCCTTGTTGAGGAATGTAATTACAATCCTCGCG